AGAACTTCAAGCGCCCCGGCGGATACGTCGCGTTTGGCAACGTGGTTCGGTATCAGGAAGGCCGCACCAAGGATCGGCCGGTCAGTACCCGGTGATGTCCAGCGCCAGATAGGCGGCCACGCCGTTGGAGATGTATCCGATATCGGCCGGCGTGCCTGGTGACGTCTGTGTCACATCCACGCGCATGCTTAGGCTGGAAAGAACCCCGTTGAGCACGCGCGCGCCGATGATGTTGGTGGTTTGATCAACGATCGATGGATTGGTCTCGGGCCAGTTCTGCCATTGCCTGGTCTGGTTCATGGCTGCCGCAGCGAACGCAACGGCATAGGTCCGCGATGGGTCTGGTAGCTGCACCGAAGCATCGGCCCCCAAGAGCTGCCCCGCCACCCGCATCCAGCTCATCCCTGTGTCGAACACCAGGCGCCCGTCGCTGGGACGCCACACCTTCATACCGACCGTGCTGGCCGCAATGTAGGCCGGGATGGTGAAGATGTACCAGCTGAAATCGACCGGCCCACCCTGCGTTCGAATCAGGAAGCTGTAGATGTTGCCATTGGCCGACACCCCCACGATCCCGATGTACTTCGAAGGGTCGTGGGTCCGCAATGCCAGCTGAGGAATGGCGGCGCTTGGCAGCGTGAGCGTTAGCGTATACAGCCCATATGCCAATGACGCATCCGCGGCGGATGTCTGCCCTGTCCCCGAGCTATAGAGCGACAGGTTCTCATAGGACTCGTCGATTGTGAGGACGCTTCCATTGTTGGTCCAGACCTTGAAGCCAGTCGCCATCACCAGAGTCCATAGTAGAGAGTGCAGGGTGTGCGGACGTTTTCCATGAACGTCCACGACAGGCGATTCCCAGAAACACCGATCACCGGTATCCCGCGAGTCGGCTGCGCCGGGTTATTGGAGATGATGAAGAAGAAGACCTGGTTTCCCTGGTTGGGAACATCCAGATACCCGTCCTGATTGCCAGTCTGCACCTGACCCAGCAGCCGGGTCAGGCGGGTCGTGACTTCGAACTTGATGGAACCATCGGGGTTCCAGACCCGCATTCCGGTTGCCATCAGATTCCATCCCCGAGGGCGACCAACGGCTGCCCGCCGGCGGTGCGGACGAAGATGTTTCGGTCATTTATCGCCAATGACCCACCACCGACCGGGCCGTTCATCGTCAGGCTGCCGTTCTTGTCCAGCTTCCAGCGAGGCAGTCCGCCAGCACCGACAGCCGTCGACTGGATCACATCCCCGATCATCGCGTTCTGGATCCAGCCGGTGCCGATCAACGCCTGGCTGATGAAGGTCTGGCCGTTCTGCACCACGAACGGCGCTGTCGTCACGTTGTTGGCGATGTTGATCAGCGCGAACCGATCCACCTGGAACAGTGCCTGGCTCTGGAAGCTGCCGTCGGGCTGCTGCTCGACACCCAGGCCGAAGCCGGCGCCGTAGATGCGTCCGTCGGAGGTGACCTGGGCGCGCAGGGTATACGTCGCGCTCACCCTGCCATTGAGGTCAACCACTGCCTGGCTGACCTGCTGCACTGATGCCTGGATGCCCCCAAGGTCGATATCGCCGATGGATGCTTCCACGGTGTCCACACGCTCTGCGAGCGCCCTGTCACCCTCGGCGATCACGGTCTGGATGGTCACCGAGCCAGCGAACACAGTCTCGTCGCCAGCGCCCCAGTCCTGATCACCAGCCGCCTGCACGTCCAATTGGGCAAACAGGCCATCTGTCTTACGGCCGATGGCCTGCAGACCGGTTTCGGGATCGTTGACCTCCAGCTCCAAGGTGTTGACGCGACCAACGATGGCACCGGCCTGAGCAATCGCATCCCCCACGTCCTGCCAGTTCGTACCCGGTGGCTCCTCGTTCCCCGGCTCGGTTCCCTGCCAGCTCCAGATCTTCCCGTTGTGCACCACCGTCTGGCCCGGCTCGTAGGTCGCAGCAGCGTCCCAGATCAGCGGCACGATCTGGTCGATGCTGTCGATCTTCTCGCGCAGCGCTTGGCCCAGCGCGCTCTCGCTGATCTTGCCGGCGAAGTAGGCATCGTAGTCAGACTGGTTGGTGCTGGCCTCGCCCATCACGCCGGTGCCTTCCGGATACCAAGGGCCGATGTTGCCGGACCGATCCACAAGCCGCGCCCAGAAGAAGAAGCGAGCACCGGCGGCCAGGCCGTCAAGCTCCAGCCGGTTCTGCGGGTAGGCGTAGTCGCCCAGCTTCGTTGCAGTCTCCCGGTTCGGGCTGGGGCTGCGCCAGATCTCGGTGCGCTGCGTGTCCGTCGCCCCGGGCGGAAATGCCCAGGCCAGTCGGATGCCGAACACGATGGACGTGGCGGTCAGCGAGGTAACCGCCGGCGGCGGCTCGGTCTTGCCCGCAATCGTGGTCAGCGGGCTCATGGCCGGCAGCGAGACGGCATTGAGCGCGTTCACCGCCCGCACGCGCGCGAGGTACTGGCCAGCGTAGATGCCGGGCACCTCGATGCTGCTGGTGGCCACCCGGCCTGCGCGAACCCAGTTCAGGTCGTCCCGGCGCCATTCCACGTCGTAGGCGATGGCCTTGTCTGCCGCGTCCCACTGGATGGTCAGCGTCGGGGTGGCGATGCCCTGCTCGATCACCACATGCGAGGACAGGGCCACGTTGGTCGGCGGCGGCTGCACGCTCGGCGGGATGATGCTGATCGGCGGCAGCTCCAGACGGGTGCCGTCGTCGATCGCGGCGTACTTCCCCGGCACGTGCTTCAGCGCGGTGATGTTGTAGGTCAGCTCTTCGCCTTCTGACACCGCAACAACCCGGAAAAGCTGAAGCACCAATTCGCTGGACTCGGTTGCCCATACCGACTGCGGAACTGGCAGCTCACTCCACGGCGCCGACACTGTGACGACGCCGGTAGCGAGATGCACCCCGTTGATGGTCCGGCCTTCAGTTCGCCCGCTGGGCAGCGTTGCGCGCAGCGTGTCCCCCACCGCCATCGTTTCCGGCACCAGGTCCAACGTCAGACTGCTGGCACCTGCAGCAAGGATGCGACCCGCGTTTCGCCGGCCAGCCCGGTTCGGGTCCGCCACCTGAATCACATCGCCAGGCATGCAGTTGAGCGCGTCCAACCCGACCGAGAAGGTGACGGTCTCCGTTTCCAGGCTCTCGGTGTAGAGAATGTGGTTGCCCACACGCTGAGCTTGGGCCCGCGAGTGGCAACCGATCGCGGTCACCTCGGTCTGGTTGACGCCGTAGCGGGCGATAGCGTCGAGATGCTGAACGACTTCCACCTTCTGCCGACCGAAATCGTCAGGATCCGTCCACGACACCAGGGCCACGGTGTGCCGAGCCTTGCGGCCGCTGCCCTCGTAGCGGAACCGGCCCTCGATGACGTTGGCCTGGCTGTAGGTCGGGCCCGGATCCTTTGGCATGTCGGCCGAGGCCATGACCTGTCCAGCAGCATAGAAGCTGATGCCCCGGAACATGCCGGCCATGTCCTGCAGCACCTTGTAGGCATCCGCCCTGCTCTGCAGGTACAGGCTGCAAGTGAAGCGGGGCTCCTGCCCACCCATGCCGTCGCTTACCAGCTGATCGCAGTACTGCGCGATCTGGTACAGCCTCCACTTGTCGACCCAGTCAAGGGGAATGCGGTTTCCCAGGCCGAATCGGTCGTTGGTCACGATGTCGAAGAACACCCAAGCCGGGTTGTTCGTCCATGCCACCTTGAACGTACCGTCCCACACGCCGCTGTAGGTGCGGGCAATGGGATCGTAGTTACTGGGAACTCGGATGATGCGGCCCCACACCCGATAGGATCGCGACGGGATGTTCTGGAACTGGCTCGCGTCGACCTGCACTGCGCACAACGCGCTGTTGGGATAGCGCAGCTTCACGTCGATGATCTCGGTCATCGACAGCACATTCACCACGTCCGAGATCAGCGAGTTGTTCTGGTTCGGGGTGAGTCGGCGGATGCGGATCTGCCACTGCGATCCCGCTGGCAGGTCAATGCGGCGGCTGCGCTCGTACTGCGTGGTCGTCTTGCCGGTGATCGCGTCGTTGAGCACCGTCGTGTACGCGCCGCCGTCTACGGACAGGTCCACCGCGTAGCTGATGAAATACCCGTTGCGGTCGCCGTTCTCCTCGTCGACCTTCTGCAGCGCAGGCACAGCCAGCCGGATTCGCACGGCCGAAAGGTCCGAGCCGCTCACTGTGCGCACGATCGGTTGGTCGCTGCGCAGCTCGACATTCACGGGAATTTCGTTCTCTACCGACGGGAACCCGGGGATGTACTCCTGATCCTGTGTGCCGGAGCGGGTATCGACCGTGACGCCAGCGAAGTTCAGCCCACCATCCGGGTTCTGGATGGGCACCTGGTTGAGGTAGATCGACTGGTTGCCAGCGACCAAGCCACGGATCTCGCCCTCGCTGACCAGGTCGATAATCCTGGCCACGGCCATCGAGTGCAGGCTGTCCGGAGTCTCCACAGGAGTGCGGCCGTTGCTACCGCTCTTGCCGCCGGCGCCGGTCAGCTGCATGGCCCGGGCGATGGGAGTTGCGACCGGAAGGTTCAAAGCTGATCCTCCGCCATGATGCCGCCGCTGATCACGGCTGAGCCGATGAGCATTCCCTTCTGGTCGTGGCCACCGTATGCGACGGGCACCGGATTGCCCTGTGCCTGCGTGTTGACGGTTCCGTTCATGCTGTAGTTCGGCCGATTCTCGGCACTGTCCTGGGAGCCGAGCCCCTTGGGCTGCGGCCCCAGCATCTGAACAACGCCGCCGACAACCATCACGGCGCCTGAATAGATCAAGTTTGCTTGGCCCGTGTAGACACCAATCACGATCAGCACCACGCCCATGATGATGTTCAGCACGCCGCCGCGCTTGCTACCCAGCAGAACAGGGGCGATGCGGATGTCCTCCTGCCCGGGCGGATCCTGCAGCTGATCGTTCGTCAGGTTCTGTTTGCCCACGAAGACCGCGAAGGCCATGCCGTTTTCCTTCGCGCGGGCCAGGTACTGCTGGAAGCCCGGCAGGATCGCGCACAGCGCGCGCACGGCCTCGGCAGGACTGTTCACGGCCAGCCGGAACGAGCGCCCGAAGCGGCTGCCCAGCTGGCCGTACAGGCGGATGGTGCGCAGGCGCTCAGACACGGGCTGCCTCCTTGTGGCGGACGATGTGGCGGGTGCGCTCGGCCCACATACCGCCGTAGGTGATCACCTCCGACAGGCGGCCGTACATGTGGTGCAGCATCTGGCCGTCGCCGAGATAGACGCCGGCGTGGTTCGGGACAGGTGACCGGATCTGCATGAGCACCATGTCGCCGCGCTGCGGAGCGCCCTCGATTAGGTCGAAGCCCTCGGCGCGCAACCGCTCCAGGCTGTAGAGGTCCTGCCCCTTCTCCCACCAGTCATCGTCGCGGTCGTACTGGCTGAGGCTGATGCCCAGCTCTCGGTCGTAGAAGTCCCGCACCAGCGTGTAGCAATCGAGGATGCCGTGGGCGAACTGCCGGCCGACCAGCGGTGCGAGGTAGCCGGTCGGCTCGATCGTTTGCAGGTCGCCGCACTCGGGTTCGGCACCGGTGACCTGGCCCACGCTGACGATGTGCCACGGAAGGCCACTGGCTTCGCACATGACTCGGTCTGCGTCCGAGGCTGTGGCGGGTGCATTCGGGTGGCTGTGCACGACGGCCAGCACCTCGCCCACGTCCTCAGCATGGGCATAGTCCTCGGCCGGCAGCCGGAAGTGCTCGCTGGGGGTGGTAGCCACGTTGCGGCACGGCAGGTACGCCTCGCCATCAGCACCGGCCACGATCAGCCCGCAGCATTCGCGCGGATACTCGGCCACGGCGTGCGCCTGAATGGCCTGCAGGGTGCTCTGTTGCATAGGTTTCGCCCATAGAAAAGGCCCGCGGTTGGCGGGCCCCAGAAGAAGTGTCGATGATGTGGATTCGAACCACCGCAAGGCGCGACCCTTGCTGGCCCAATCCCATGGCCTTACCCATGGGCATGAATGTAGGCGCGTCCCCTACGACCCCCGGCTGCACCGATCCAGGCCGGGACTATCCATCGACGTCGAAAGTCTACTACGTGCGCAGCAGGCCCGCCGCCGGAAAACCTCCATAGGGCAGCGGCTTGTCGGCTCCGAAGCGCAACTTGCAGCTGCCCACCCTGCCCCCGCACTGGTCTCGCGCCGGATCCGTCGTGGGCACATCGTTGGCATCGGCTACCGCCGGACCGTTGTAGCCACAGTAGGGCCCGCGGTAGCCGCCACGGATCAGCCAACCGCACACGCCAGCGATAACCTGCCGCCCGGGCAGCTGCTCACCATTGAGGTCAATCGCGGTGGTCAGCTCGAACTCGACGGTCTGCTTGTCCTCAGCGACCTTGCGCTCGATGAACCAGATCTCGTCCAGGAAGTGCTCGTTCGGGTCAGCCGTCGGGTTGCCGTCGGGGAAGTTAGCCGCGTCCAGGTACTTGGCCAGCGTCTGCCGGCGGATCACCCGGGCGCCCACCAGGTCGTCGAACAGCAGGCACAGCGCGGTGATGCGCCCATCGATGTTGCTCACCTTCAGCCGGGGGTTCGGCGGCTGGTCGCTGGTGCGTGCGAAGCCGGTGGCCTCGATCGGCCAGGGCCCGTACTCCTGCCCCTGCCACCAGATCACCCCCGACTGCAGGTGGGCGTGGAAGAACAGCTGGTCTGCACCGAAGCTGCTGGCGTCCAGCTCGAACAGCGTGATCCGGCCCCCTGGCTCGAGTTGCTGGGCATCGGCGGTGATCATTCAGCAGGCACCTTGGGCCATTCCATGTATGGAAAGAGCGGATTCATCGGAAGCTCGCGCACATTCCGCCGATACTCGGCCCACGCTAGCCTCGCATCCTCGGTGATGTCGGCATCCGCCATCTGGGTCCAGTCACTGCTGCGGAGCCGCTGACTGATCTCTGCTTTCACCTGTGCCGCGCGAATGGTGCTCAGCAGAGACTCGGGCAACGCATCGACCCGCACTTCGTCATCTGCCAGCTTCATGTCTGGGGTCACCGCTCGATAGCCGCTCTCAGTGATTGCGTACATGCTCACCTCTCAAACTTGTAGCCAAAGATCCGAACGAATAGTCCGGTGCCACTTGCTGTCGTCTCGTACTTGTAGAGGAACTGCTGAGCAGAGCTCAGTGGAACGTCCGGGGAGATGTTGTTGTTCGGGGGGATCGGCCCGATGTAGCTGCTGCTCGTAATCGGTCCGGCATTCACCGCACCGTAGAAACAGTTGACCGTCGGATTACCATTCCCCATCAAGCACTTTGCTGCGGTGCTGGTCATCGGGACGTTTGTTGAGCAGTCGACTACTGTGGAGACCGAGGCGAGACCATTGCTCACGATGAAGTCGATGTTGTTGCTGTAAAGAATCTCGCCCGATTCCACGCAGTGAGTGAACGGCTTGATTCCACCAGCGGAATCAGTGCGGACACTTCCTACATATCGCCGCGAGGTGTCACCGGCCTTCGACCTGGCCACACCCATGTACGGAGCATCCGGCGCCGCTGGAACCACCTCGAAGTCGCCAGCTCCGCCCGACAGGAAAATGTAGACGTGATTCCAACTGTTCGGCGCAAGGGTCAAGCCCGACTTCGTGACCGCCGCGGCCAGCCCCACGATGGTGCCCGGGCCCGGCACAAAAGCGCGGCCGGAGCTAAGGCGTAGTGAGCCTGGAGCCACGTACGTCATTTGGAGGCCAGAGATGTGTGTGGTGCTCCCGTCGTAGAGTTCCTCGAAGTTCTCATTCGCCTTTTCGAATGCGACCTTAGCGGGATCGCCCTTGTACGTGCCATGGTCAGTGGTGGTATCGATGATCTCGCGGGCCATGGGCGCTCCTTACGGCTGAAACGTTTGTTCGAACGTGGCATTGAGCGTGTAGACGCCATTGCCATGCGGAATGATGTTGTAGGTCTTGCACAGGTACAGGCCCTGCACGCCGAGCGGTGGCGTCCACAGGAAGGACACCGCTCCTTTCCGCGCGCGCAGGAAGGCCAGCGCCGGGCCGACCTTCGACTTGCGGCCAACCATGGAGATCGGCCACTGCTGGGTCTCGTTGTTCAGGCCATCGGCGGCGGTCTGTCGATAGCCGTCGCCGAACCTCGCCTCGCGGGTCAGGAAGTCGCCGGTGCCGGTGATCTCGGTGCGCACGCACCAGGTGAATACCTCAGCCATTGCGCACGCTCATCTGGTGGAAGAGGCCGCCAGGCCGCGACTGTTGGGTTGCCCACTCGTTCATCTTGGAAGTGAAGAACTGGTTGAGCCGGCGAGCGTCATCGCTGCCGTCGCCCTGCTGGGTCGTGCTGCTGCCGTCGGACGTGACGTTCATCGTGGTATTGAAGTTGTTGGTGACCCCTCCGCCGCCGCCGATGGAGGAGGCAGGCATGCCAGAGGTGATGGGGCGGACGGACCCGGCATCGCCAGGAATCAGGTAGGTCTTTCCGCCCTGGTCGAACAGCTCAGGCCGACCACCCTCGCCCACGCGGTACATGCTGCCGCCAGCCACCGGGCCGCCGCCGGCGCGGCCACCTGCCGCGCCAATAGCAGTGCCAATCGCGTTGACCCAACCGGCACCGGCGCCGCTGTAGCCGCTCGCCCAGCTGCCGATCATCTGGAAGATCTGCGACGCAGCTGCCTGCGCGGCCATCTTCTGCAGGGCCTTGGCGAAGCCCTGCACCATGCCACCCACCCCTTCGGAGAAAGGATCGAACAGGAAATCGGCGAAGGCGTCCTGCATGTTGCGGGCGGCCTGATCCGCGTAGGTGCTCCACTGTCCGAAGGTCTGCTCAACCGACGAACTGGTGTCATCGTCGATGCCGAACATGCCGTCGAATGCATCGGCGAACTTCTGGGCGCTTTCGCCCATGATCGACTCGGCCTCGTCGATGTTGCCCAGCATGTCCAGCAGCGAAGCGCTGGACCGGATCGCGGCCTGCGCGGCGCTGTCGATTCCCTTCAGACCACCTGCCTGGATCTCATAGTTGACGCGTCCGAGCTCCGAACTGTCGTCGAAGAGAGCAATCTGTCGCTCCAGCTGGTCATTGGTCGACCTGTAGGAGTCCTGCAGCTTCTTCGCGCTCTTATCCTGCTCGGTTTCTGCCGCCTTCTGCTTCTTCGCGCTTTCCGACCACGATGCCTGCAGCTTGGCTTCCCATTCGGCGGCCTTCTGCCGCTGCTCCGCCTGGTCCTTCGCCGCCTGTACCTCTTCAGCGGTCGACCTGGTGCTTCTGCCCCGTGGTCCGCTGCGGGCCCCGTCGGGGATCGCAGACCCCATGCCCTGGGATGCCGCCCAGCCGTTGTCGGCATAGGCGGTCCCAGCCTGATAATCCTTGACAAATCCACCCCAGCCTCCGCCCTGAGACCCAAAGAGCCCGCTGTATTGACCCGTGGCGAGCTTGATGACTGCATTGCCCTGCTTCTCGACGGCGACGAGGCCCCCGCGCAGGCGGTCCAGCCAGTTCTCCACCACGCCGAAGATCTCGGCCGCCTTGCCGATCTCGCGGAAGGCCGTGGCGATGCCGCTCGCTACGTCGCGTACACCTCCCCCCTCCTTGGCCACGTCCACCAGCTGCGTGGTCAGGTCCGTCAGCGTCGGCAGTAGTTCGCTGGCCAACTGGGTGAACCAGCCCTGCGTTGCAGCCCGCAGGTCGTCGAGCCGGTCATTGAACTCCGCCGCTGCCCCGGCCGTGTCCGAGTCGATCACGATCCCCAAGGAGCGGGCGCGTTCCTCCATGGTCCGCATGCCGTCGGCGCCGAGGCTCAGGAACTCCAAGAACTCGGACCCGGACTTGCCGAACAGCTGCATGGCCAGAGCGGTTTTGGTGGTCTCGTTGCTGATGCCAGCAAACCGGGTCTGCACTTCGGGCAGCAGGTCTTCGAAGCTGCGCAGGTTTCCGGCCTGGTCCTTGACCGAGATCCCCAGCGCCTTGAACGTCTTGTCCGCCTCGCTTCCAGCCTTCGAAGCGTCGGCGATGTTCTTCGTGAACTTGGGGATGATGCCGACCAGCCCCTCGAGGTCGGAGCCGGTCATCTTCGCGGCGTAGCCCCAACCAGACAGGGTCTCGGTGGAGATACTGAAGCGAGCCGAGAGTTCATCGATACGGTCGGCCGCGTTGATCGCATTGCTCAGGCCGGTGATCGCGGCATCCACACTGGCGAATGCCGCCACCGCCCCACCGATCACGCTTCCGATTGCGGTGAAGCCAGCGACAATGCCCTTGCTAACGCCTGCCGCAGTGCGCTCCATGGACTTCATGGACTTCTCTGCGCGCTGGGTGTCCGTGACGAACGAACCTGTCTTCATCAGCAGGTCGACGACGATGGAGCCGGCAGTTGCCATGTGATCAGCCTCTCGGGGGTTTCAAGCCGAACGCTGCAAGGGTGCGCACGTCAGCGTCGGGGAACTCATGGGCAACCGGCGTAGGCTGCAGGAAGTCGAGGTTCTTCTGGAACGACCCGCCGAAACTGGCACCGATCAGTGCCGCAGGCCGGTGGTAACGGTGAAGGTCATCGAAGGGGTATAGCTGGTAGAAGGCCAGCCACCGTTGAAACTCTGGCTCGGGGAGATCATCGATCTCCCCCAGCGTCTTGCCGAGCGCGAGGCCTAGGATGCAGGCGAAGTATTCGCGTCCACGCTCGGCGAGGACTTTTTTGCGTCGTCACCGATGCCGGCAACCGCCATTACGTGTGGGAACAGATCGGTCAGGCCGTTCGCTGTCAGGTTCTGCGATTCCGCTTCAGTCAGCACCAGCTTCCCGTTGGCGTCGCAGAGGCTCGCTGCAATCAGGCGCTGCATCGCGAAGCAGGTTTCGTCGTCGTTGCCCGAGGCCTCAGCAGCGCGCCAGCGGCGCATCTGACCGGCGCTGACCTGGCGGAAGTGCACAGTCTCGGTGGTGCCGTCGCTGAACTTCACTTCGCGCGCGACGGGGGCATTGCTCGTCAGGATCTTGCTCTTGTCCATCAGCCGTTCTCAGAAGGTGGGGGCCGGATGCGCGACGGCTGGACGTGCAGAGCCGGACACCCCGAAGGTTTATGTGTGTGCCGTCAGGCCGAGTACGGCCCGTTCCAGTGGGGGGTGACGCTGCCGCTGCGCTGGATCGTCAGCGTGCCGCGCACGATCTCGTTCGTGGCGATGTCGATGTTCAGATCCGCCACGTAGCCACGGAAGCCGATCGAGGTACGCAGCGGCGATGCCGGCGCGACCAGGTCGTCGTTGGAATCAAGCGACGGAGCGGCCACGCCATCGCTCAAGCCGATCAACCAGTCCACGACCTCGCGCGATTCCTTCAGGTCGAAGAGGATCTGGTGCGACTGGCTGCGCGGGATGAAGTTGAACGGCACACTGACCTGGCCCGGGTTGCCCAGGCCGCCTTCATACTCCTTGTCGCCTACGGTGCTCAGGCAGGTAGATTCGATCTGGTCGGCAGCGCCGCCCAGGCCGGTGATGCCAGTCGGGCACTCGAACTTCAGGACCGAGGCGACGCTGGAACTCAGCTTGTCCACGGTGAAGAGCTCGGACCCCTGGGTTTTGATGACGCCCTCGGTCATTGCAAAGTCCTCTGGTCAAAGAAAAACCGCCTTACGGCGGCTGGTTGGGGTGGTGCCAGCGGCTCAGCGCTGGTCGATGAAGTCGGCCTCCATGCCGACCCGGTAGAGCTTGGTTTCAGGATCGCGGCTGTTCAGCACGACCCGGTTACAGATCAGGCCGGCGTCCAGCGCCTCACGCACAGCCAGCGCGAGCTGCTCGGCGCCGGCATCGGTCCGGTGGTAGCAGTCCAGCTGCACCGTGGTGAAGTCGCCACCAGGCGCACTGCTCAGGTTGTCGTAGGGCTGGCCGCTGATGATCTGCCAGGTGATGTACGGCCGCGGCTCGGTCTGCGCGACAAAGCCGTGCCGGCCGATTCGATCACCGACAATGGCGGACACCGCCGTCGTGTGAATGGCGCGGAATACCTTCGGGAACATCAGCTGCCTCCGCGATTCTGCTGCGCTAGCTTCGCGATGATGCGATCCACGCGCGCCAGCAGGTCGCTGACGATGACGTTGATGGTTTCTTCGCCGTGCTGGTTCACGGTGCGGCGGATGAACGACCTGGCCGGCTGCTGGACGGAGCCGTACTCCTTCAGCTGGGCCGACTTCAGGGTGCTGACCTGCTCACCCTTGCGCCCGGGGTACATCTTGCGTTTGATGCGAACCACGTAGCGCTCGCCATTCCCGCCGCTGGGGGCTTTGCCGCGGCTGGCGATGATGTTCTGGGCCAGCAAGCCGGTTGACTCGTCGCCTGGCTCCAACACCGCCTGCAGGTTCTGGCGTTCCTTGTCGCGCAGGAAGCGTGCGCCTTTGGCCAGCGCCAGCTTCACCGGTCCGCCCTTCTTGCTGACGACCTCGGTCGGCAGGCTGCTCAGCGTGCGGATGATGCCCGGGATGCCCGTGATGTTGAATTCGACCTTCACAGATACACCTCAGAATCGTCGCCAATCCAGTCCCGAAGCAGCGCACCGGTAGGATCCGGCTCACCCTTGAACCCGGCGTCATGCCCCATGCCGATGCCGCCGCGACCAGGCAGGCCCTTGATGCCGACAACGCGGTGTCCGCCGAACAGGCGCCGCCCGCGCGACCGGCGCCAGAGTTCCATGTCGATGAACTTCGGGCGCGAGTGGCAGGCATCGGCGAAGTCCTGCAGCGCCGAGCCGCGCATGGCCGTGCTGCACAGGCTGGCGTGACCGGTGTTCACCAGCTGTCGGCCGCGATGCTGCTGCACGTTGTAGTACCGGGCGCGGTGCTCGCCTACCAGCTCCGCATGCTGCAGCTCCGCGGCAACCGTGGTCAGCCAGTCCGGCGCATACCAATCGTCGTCTTCGATGATCACTAGGCTGTCAGCCGGATCGACTGCGGCCAGCCCCTTCAGCAGGTTGCGAGCCTGCGTGTTCTGGCCGGGTGCCCAATGCGGCGAAGGGCGCACCAGCACCAGCTGCCAGCCCTCGCGGCGGAAGGTCACAGGCTGCGGCTCAGGGCCATCGTCCACGATGATCCAGCGCACCGGGCCGGCGTAGTCCTGTCGCGCCATCCAGCGCTCGCACAGCGCCCAGGCAGCGGGCCGGACACCGGTGGCCGTCAGCAGCGTCAGCATCGCGCCACCGCGAAGGTGTGCATCGGCAGGCGCCGGCGCGCCACGCCGCGCTCGCCGTGGTCGTTCAGTTCAATCGGCACCTCGCCGGCGTACTCGGTGGAGATGTCGCTGAACCCAGCATCGGCCAGCAGCAGCCGCAGCCCGCTCTGGCTGTACCGGTAGTAGTCGTCGGGGTAGCCGTGTTCGGGGAAGGCGAACAGCGTGGTGATTACCAGCAGGCCACCCGGCTGCAGCACCCGGCGAAGCTCCGGCAGGGCCAGCCATGGCCGGGCGACGTGCTCCAGCACCTCCGAGCACACGATGCCGCTGAAGCGCCCAGACCATTCGCCCGGCAGGTCGTGAATGTCGGCCACCTGGTCGACGCCCTCACCTTCCTGCATGTCGATGCCGGTCCAGCGGCCAGCAGCCAGGTCACGGTTCGTGCACCACCACGCGGCTGGGTCATGGATGCGGCTGCCAACCTCCAGCACGTCATCGCCCAGGGCCCCGGCATGGCTCTCGATGTAAGCGCGGATGCGCCCGCGCACCGAGTTAGGCGGCAATCTGTTCATCGAATTCGAAGCACCTGAGGGCTGAGCCGGGCGTGCAGTTCACGACCCGGACGTGTGGGTTCTGCCTCGCCCACTGGGCGAACTGCAGCTGATGGATCTGTCGACGGGCCGGCGCGGTGTTGCGCAGGCCGTTGGTATACGGCCCGAAGAAGTGGGAGCCGTGCAGGTCAAACCCGTGGAGGCGCACCAGCGTGGCGCCCAGCGATGCTGCAACGGCCAGACCAAGCACGCCGCTGTTCCAGTTGGTCCGCGCACCGGGCAGCTGCTGCAGGCCAGCCTTCCGATGGGCGGTGTATCGCGCTCCCTGAAAGCGCATCGCATCGGGGTGCATGTCCCACCATTGGACGTCGCTGGCCGCCAGAAATTCTGCCCACGGCGCCAGCTGGAATGCATTGCCAACCACGCCAACCCGACGGCCGCGCAGCCGTTCGGCCAGGCTTGCCGATGCGCTCGGGCCTGGTCCAAGAAGGTCGATCTCGATCATTGGCCGTCGTTGACCCCGGCCGAGACGGGAATGGTGATGTACTCCAACCCCGAGGCCTTATCCGGCAGCAGGCCGGCAATGTTGAAGATCTCGCCGCGGTGGATCAGCCGCATCGTCGGCAGCATTCCCTCGCGGTGTCGCATGGTGATGCGTGCCGTGACGGCGGCCTGCGTCTGCCCGGACTGGATGAACTCGCGGGCCGACAGCGGCTCTACCGAGGCCCACACCGTGGCCACGTCTACCCACGCCGTCTGCTCGACGCCATCGCTATCCCTGGTGGTCCCCTGCTGCTGGATCAGCACGCGGTGCCGCAGGGTTCCGGTCGCTACGTTGCTCATCAGGCCACCGTCGTGCGGCGCAGCGGCGCCAACTGTGCGGTGGCGGCCTTCGAAAGCACGTAGCCGTGTCCCGCATCAGCCGGCACCACGTTGTCGCCCTCGCCTTCCCGGAATCGGTACTGCGATGCCAGCTCCAGCAAAGTGGCGGCGACCACCGCAGGCTGCAGGATCGGCTCGCCGTTGCTGTCCTCGGCCGGCACCGGTCGGCCAGCGCTGTCCAGCACCAGATCGCCATCCGAATCGCGCTGCAGCACGTACAGGCGCCAATCCTGCTTCAGCCAGGCGGCGACCGAGGCAGAAACGGCCGGGATCCAGATGGCCAGCCAGCGGTCATCGGCGTCGCTGTCGATGCGCATCTGCTCGCGGGCGTCGGCCTGGGTGACGAACTCACGCATGGCTGCCACCCAGCTGCACAGGCTCGGCCGGCACGCGCACGCTCTTGCCGTCCTTGCCGTCGCGCCCCTTGCGCGCCGCCAGGATCCAGTCGTCCGCGTTCTCCAGGCAGGGCCGCGAAGCGTTGTCGCGCTTGGCAATCCACAGCGCGCCGTCGTGCGTCACCGACTGGCCCGCCTTCATGCCCAAGCCATCTCGATGGAAGCCTCGGTGCACCATGTACGGCAGAACGAACTCCTTGCGTCGGTCGCCGGTGCCCAAGGTGAGCACGAAGCCGCGCTCGGCGTCGTATTCGCCGGCGGCCGTTTCGAAGCTGAGACCGTCGAGGCCATCCTCACCGACGACCTTGCCCAGCCTGATCGCGTCGCCCTTCGTTGTGGTGATCACCAGTTCCCCAGCACGATCGATCATGGCGCCGGCCAGGCCAACGCCATCTGCACCAGCCTGCGGCGGGTTGTTGGTCAGGTGCTTGGCGACCGCCTCGGCCAGCTGCTGCTCGGTGACCGGATCGGCGTCGCGGCCATCCTTCGGCGCCGGCAGTGCCTCGACAGCGGCCTTCACCGTTGCCTCGATCACCGCAGGATCAGCATCGCGGCCGTGCTGCACCGGGTTGGCTTCGAAGTGCTTGGAGACAGCTTCGGCGGTGGCCACGTCGACCAACGTCAGCAGGCGGGGCGATTCCAGCAGCTTGGCCACAACCAGGTCGGCCAGCGCATCCACGTCCACCGGCTCCGCATCCTGGCCGGGGTCACCCTTCTCTGGTCCGCGCTCGCGCAGCTCCTCCAGCTCCCGCTTCACGGGCGCGATCGCCTCACGGATCAGGCCGCCGATCTCCTTGCCGAAGTCGATGGGGTCAGTCATTGCGGAATACCTCGGCTCGCGCGGCGTGAAGGGCCTTCATCATGAAATTCTCCTGCTGCAGCGCGCGCAGTTCGTCGCTGTCGTCAGGTGGCGTGTCGTCGTCTTCGGGCACCGGCACTGCAGGCTCCGCCGTCGGCGCGGCGCTGATCTTGTTCTGGCTAACCTGGTCCAGCGGGTAGTCCTGCTGCTGCATGTATACGGTGTCGCCACCATCCAGAGGCGCCAGGTTGAAGGCGAGGCGTGCTTCGTTCGGGGTCTTAACGTTCCCGCCCACCAGCTTCGTCTCGACATCCGCCTGCTTGCCAACGTCCATGCGTAGAAGCGGCCCCAGATCCAACTCGACGCCCATCGGGCGGGTAATACCCAACCCCTCGTCCAACAGGTTCTCCATCGCCTCGATGTGGGTCTGAAGTGCATCGCCGTAGTACATCTGATTCACTTCGTCCGGCTTGGTGCCGGCAGGGATGCTGCCGATGCCGACCTTGAACGGCGGGATGCCGAATGGCTGGCAGATCTGCTCGTCCGAGTAGCGCATCTGTTCGACCAACTGGTTGTCGGCCGACTTGAACGCAAACGGGGTGAACTTCATGTCCGCGCCAATAACAGCTACCTTGCCGGCGTTGGACCCCTGGAAGTTGGTGCTCCAGTACTCCTTCACCTCCTTCGCGTCTTCCTCCGTCATACCGGCCGGGCCTGTCAGGATGCCGCCTGGATTGGCGCCGTTAGAGAAGAACGTGGTCGAGTCCTTCAAGATCTTCAGGTTCTTCACGGCCGGCCAGTTTGCCGCGCATAGCGGCGGGACCCCGATCAGCTGGTGGTGGAAGCAGTTCATCCGGTCGTGAATGATCTCGCTCGCCGGCACAATCAGCTGCTCGCCTGGGTACTTGTCCGGCAGGAGGTTGGAGCTGCTGTTGTAGTTTATCTGGTAGAAGACGTCGCCACTGTCGGCCACCATCGGCTGCACTCGGCACGGGTCCAGCACCCACAGCCTAGTTACGACGTTGCGCTCGTCACGCCCCTTCAGGACGTAGGTGTTGCCCTGAAGCAGCTTTGACAGCATCCAAGCCTCGCGGAACTGCTGCGAGGTCTGGTAGGCGTTGGGCTTGCGGAGCACCGGCCAGTAGGACGTGTTCTTGGTATCCAACCGCCAGATCCCGTCCTCGTTTTCCGCCTTCAGTTGGAACGGCAGCTTTCCGATATCGGATGAGATTCGGTTCAGGCACGCGTACAGCGTGGGGTACGACAGAATCGTGTCGTGCCGTTCCTCCATGTTGCGCTGCCAGGCGCCGGTGAACGGTTCGCGCACCAGCAGCTGCCAGCCATCTCGCCCCGGACCAGCAGCTACCGGAGACAGCGCTTTCAGGTAGTCAGTGCCGAATCTGCGCACGCCGGCCGCGGTGGCCAGCTCACGGGGCGAGAAGCCAGTCATTCGGTGGCATCCTTCTTCGGCGCGGCCTTCTTAGCCGTAGCCTTCTTCGCTACTGCCTTCGGCGCGGCCCTGTTGGCCGGCTCCGGATTCGCTACAGGCAGCTGCGCGACCATGTCGCGACGGAGATAGCCCGAGTGCTTCTCCAGGAGAGGTGCGAGTCGTTGATCAACCACGACCACTCGCTTACCCCGGATCATTTCAACCTTGCGCATTTCGCACCTCTCTCATGGGCGATCGCGGGGTCACGT